TTCTCATTGTATCAAATGGGTACATGGATTTCTACTCATGGTTTGACGCAGGATAGGACTAAAAGACTTACTGCCTCTCTCAAGGATAAGTATCGTAATCATGTTGTGTTTATGATACAGCATTCAGAATGGCAGGAGGCTATACATAATTCATAATCGTTTTAATTCATTTTTTCGATTATGATATTTGATACTGTGAAAGTGGATAAAACCGCCACCGACTAGTGTTCCGATAGACACTTTAAAATCGAGGTCAGTATTAAATTAACCCTCTACTAGAAATAGTAGGGGGTTTTTTTTGGTCTTGACAAAAAAGTAAATTCATGCTATATACTCTGCTTGGGGCTGACTAATGCATTGTGGAATATTACTGGTAGTAAAGGAAGTGTTCTATTAGGAAGATGGCAGTAACGTTATACACGAAGGGTGGGGTGTATAGCAGATTGAGGGAAATATGGATTATAATTATCAAGTAAAAGTAATAAATGGAATGTCGGTGCAACCAGATACAGATGTAAGAATTGATTGCCCATTTTGTTCACACAACAAAACATTCACATTAAAAAATATTGATGGCAAAATTATGTGGAATTGTTTTTATGCATTATGTAATGCAAAAGGAATGATTTCTCGTGATATGTCGCCAGAAGAATTAAAAAATTATTTAAGTGCGTCAGATGACGCAGTGGAACTATCGCCCAAAATAGAGTGTGACTTTAAATTACCCCACCACTTTACTTCAGTGCATTCTAATGCTCGTTGCCTAGAATATATTAAACAAAATAATTGTTATACAGCTATGAAAAAAGGTCTTGCTAAAATTATGTATGACCCAAAACAAGACAGGGCTGTATTTGTAATTAAAGAACAAAATAAAGTGGTTGGTGCAGTAGGCAGAGCAATATTATCAAGTACATATCCTAAATGGTTTGTCTATGGAAAAAAATCAAATCCATTTATTTGTGGCACACATAAGACTGCAGTTCTTGTAGAAGATTGTGCCAGTGCCTGTGCTGTCTCTAGTGTTATAACTGGAGTAGCATTATTAGGTACATCCTTATCCGAACAATATATTCCCCATCTTAAAAAATATAATGAAGTGTTAGTTGCTCTTGATAGAGATGCAACAGCCAAGTCATTTGACATAGCTAGTAAGTTGTGCTATACTATACCTAGTAAAGTTGTTATGTTAGATGATGACTTAAAATATTATAATGAAGAGAAAATTAGGGAGATACTACAATGAATATATTCTTTTTAGATAAAACACCAGAAAAGTCTGCACAATATTTGTGTGATAAGCATATACCTAAAATGGTTTTAGAATCAGCACAGATGTTATCTACAGCCATACATTCACATACTATGGGTATTAGTTCTGGAATTTACAAAGAGGCATATAAAAATCACCCCATGACAAAATGGGTAGGATTTAATCGTGATAATTTTGATTGGGCATTAAGAAATGCTCTATACATTGGAGCAGAATACTTACGAAGATTTGACAAAAGACATAAATCAATGGATGTCATTAATATTATATATGATGAAGGATATCGAATGGATATACCTACTGGATTTTTTAAAGAGCCACCTCAATGTATGCCAGATGAATACAAACATAAAAATTATGTAACTGCATATCGTAATTATTATAAAGGGGCAAAAAGATATTTTGCTAAATGGGAGAGAGGTAGAAATGAGCCTAAGTGGTTTTAAAAAGTTAAAGACAAGACTGAGACACTTGAAGAAACGTCTTGATAAGAAAGCATTGCGAGACCCTCGTACAGTAAGAGAATATGCATTGCGAAATAAATGGGAAAGAGTTCGATTTATTTTAATAAAGAGATATGGAGATGAGATATAATATGGAAGATGAACACATATGTTGCCCTTCTTATCCTGTGTGTGATGATGCACCCCTTGGATGTATTGTACAGCAAGGAGCAGGAAATGTAGAATGGTATGGACACAAAGATAAGGCAGAGTGGTATGAAGATAAACCTAAACGTAAAAAGAAGGTAAAGAATGATAAAAACAAAAGCAAATAAAAAGTTTGATATTGATTTGAAGTATGGTCAAATAAGAGAAGACCATATTTCAGCCATGTTCAAAGATAAGAAGATAGAAGTAAAGACTGAAAGGGATTGGTGGTATAAAACAGGTAATATAGCATTAGAGTATGAATGTAATAATAAACCTAGTGGTATTAATGCTACTCAATCAGACTACTGGATTCAAATATTAGCAAAGGGAGATGATAATCATTGTATGCTAGTATTTGAAGTCAGCAAACTAAAAGAAATAGTTAACAAGTATAAAGAAAAATATACAAGAATGGTAGGAGATAGGAATGCATCTAAATGTGTTATATTACCTATTAAAAAATTATTTGAAAAGGAGGCTATCGGCATAGAATAACTTGACTACAAAATGAAATGAACTTTTTAAAGGACAAAATATGGAAAAACAATTAATAAATCTTCTTTTGAAGAAAGACTTTTATAGTAAGAACAAGTCTAAAATTGGCAAAACAGTTTTTACTAATGGAGTGGGTAGCTTTTATGATACGATAAAAAAAGCCCATGAGAAATATCCAGAGAATGATTTGGATATAGATGAAGTTTCTGCATTACATACAGAGGTGTATAATCCTGCATTAACTAGAGCATCTAAAATAAACTTTGTCAATTTGATTGACGAAATAAAGAATGAAAAGTTGCCCAACAAAGATGTGGCAAAAGACATTCTAGATTCTATGTACAAAAAAAGTGTTGCACATAGAATTGCTCTTGAAGCAACTAATATTTATAATGGTGGTGACGCAAGTTTTCTCACTATAAAAAATTATGTTGATGAGATTGAAAATGAAGTGGAAGAAATAGAAGGGAGTGTGACAGATGATATTGAAGAACTTATCAAAGAACTTGATGAGGATACTCAATATTCTTTTGGTGACATACCAGATTTGAGAAGGTTAGTTAAAGGTGTTGGTAAAGGTAATCTTATGATTGTATTTGCTAGACCAGAGACAGGAAAGACTGCCTTTTGGGTTAGTTTAGTCGCAAATCGGAATGGATTTGCCTCTCAAGGAGCCAAGGTTCATGCTTTAGTCAATGAAGAACCTGCAATTAGAACTCAAATGAGACTAATAAGTTGTTGGACAGGCATGACAAAAGAAGAAATAACAAAAGATATTTCTTTAGCAACAGAAAGGTGGAATCAGATAAAATCAAATGTAAAAATAATTGATACAGTCAATTGGGATTTAGACCAAATTGATGCTTACTGTGATGTTAATAAACCAGATATTGTTATTGTTGACCAATTAGATAAGATTGGTGTTCGTGGTAACTTTGCAAGAACAGATGAAAAACTTCGTGCAATATATACAGGAGCAAGAGAAGTAGCAAAAAGACATGACTGTTGTATCATAGCAATATCCCAAGCATCTGCAGAGGCACAGGGTAGGGCTGAATTAACATTTGATATGATGGAGAACTCCAGAACAGGAAAGGCGGCAGAGGCTGATTTAATAATTGGCATAGGCCAACAAAATGTAGTGGATTCCGAGGCAGTTTTAAGAACTCTATGTGTATCTAAAAATAAAATAACAGGATGGCATGGAAGAATAGATTGTGAAATTAACCCACTTTTATCGAGGTATGTAGGATGATAACAGTAGTAGATGTAGAAACTAGTTTTGTAACTGGAGTAAATGGTAAGTCAGACCCTTCTCCTTTTGATTCTAGAAATAAATTAGTAAGTGTAGGTATCAATGATGAGTATTTATTTTTTCATCACGATGAAAGAAGTGATACAGGTGCTTATAGAAGAGTGCAAGATATTTTAGATAAGACCACATTATTAATTGGTCACAATTTAAAATTTGATTTAGCATGGCTGTATGAAGTAGGGTTTACATATACAGGAAAAGTATATGATACTATGATTGCAGAGTATGTTTTACAAAGAGGTGTAAGAAAAGCTTTATCCTTAAAAGAATGTTGTGTTAGAAGAAATCTAAGTAGAAAGTCAGATGCAACAGAAGACTTTATGAAACAAGGTATTTCATTTGAAATGATTCCGGCCAAAATTGTAGAGGAGTATGGAAGACAGGATATAACTGTTACTAGAGAACTCTATCATTCACAGGTAGATGATTTTAAAAAAGCAGATGGGGTTAATCTTATTCCTACAGTTAAGATGATGAATGAATTTTTAATGGTCTTAACTAAAATGGAAATGAATGGTATTGAAATAAACTTACAAGATTTAAGTGATGTAGAAATGCAATTCAAACAAGAATATGATGAACTAAGAGAACAAATTGATACAATGATATGGGAACGAATGGGGGATACAAGAATTAATCCTGCAAGTCCAGAACAATTATCATGGTTAATTTATGGTTTGCGTGTTGTTGATAAAAAGAAATGGGCTGAAGCTTTTAATATAGGAATAGACCCTTATACTAAAAGACAAAAGAAAAAGCCTAATTTAAGTAGGTCACAATTTGCCAAAATGGTATCCCAAATGACTGAACCTTTGTATAAAACAAGGTCTCATCAATGTGTAACTTGTAGTGGTACAGGTAAAATACAGAAGATAAAGGTAAATGGAGAGCCATATAAAAATTTAAGTCCATGTAATTCTTGTGGTGGTGCAGGTATTATATATGAAGAAACAAAAGCAGAGGCAGGATTTAGAGTAAGACCTTCTTTTGCATCTGATGTTTCAGAGGGTGGATTTAAAACTGATAGGATAACCTTACAAAAGCTTAATTCAACAGAAAATGAAGAGTTAAATGCATTTGTACAGGCTATTACTAGATACAATGCATTAGAAACATATCTTCATACTTTTGTTGATGGTATAAAAAATCATTGTAGTAG